TCCGTCCAGTCCTATTATGTCGCCAACAGCGGCTATTCCTTCAAACGCTAAGAAGAATGCGGCAATCGATGCACCTAATGCTGGTATACCTGCAAACACAGCGGCGCCTACTCCGCCTGTTGCGGCTGTTACTGCTCCTAAAACTCCACCTACACCGACTAGTGCGCCTAGAGTTTTAATTGATTTATCACTGAGAGAGTCAATCGCTAATCCAAAATTACTAACGAGTGTAGCAATTGATGAACCATCTGCTCCTAATGCGGCAACACCTGCATCTCCTACAGCAAATGCACCCATGAACGCTACAATCGATGCGGCTAAAGCTCCAGCTCCTAAAACAAACTTAGCTTTCATTTTTTCAGTTGTTATTGCGCCCAATGCTCCACCTGCGACTAACAGACCGCCTAGTGTAGCAACAGATTTAGTGTCTAGTGATCCAACAGCCGCAGAGAATCCTGTCATCAATTTCTGTACGTTGCTGAAGTCGGCACTTGCGCCTAGTGCTAAAGCACCTGCTCCAACGACATCAGTAGCGGCAAAGCCTGCCATTAATGCTACCATTCCTGCACTAATCGCAAATAGACCCTTAGCTAATGATTTTGCTTTCAGTGGAGAATATCCAACAATCGCACCACCTGTCATCAGGGCTCCTAGTGCGGCTACAGCAGGAAGAGTCAATGCTCCTATAGCTGAAGAGAAACCAGTGAGCATAGTCTTTACGTTATTAAAATCTAAACTTGCTCCAAGGGCACTTGCACCTGCAAATAGAAGATCGCCTGCTAACAGACCTGCTAAGAAACCGCTAATGCCAAGACCCATGAATGCGAGTCCTTTAGCCGCTGATTTACCTCCGCCAAACGCAGACGCTAATGTTGCACCTCCTAAGAGTGTACCTAATACGACTAGTCCTTTCGTATCTAGACCGTCAAAGATAGTCCCGACACCGGTAACTGCTTTACCTATGGCTCCAAAGTCTAATGATCCACCTAATGCTGTGACTCCTGCGAATATAAGATCGCCTGCTAATAGACCGCCAAGAAAAGCACTAATAGCAAAGCCCATTGTGCCTAACCCGATAGCACCACTAGTGCCTCCGACTGCTCCTATTGCAGTGATTGCACCTAATGCCACAAACGCTTTAGGATCCATAACTTGAATGACTTCACTGAATCCTAATGCCGCAGTCTTCAGACCCTCAAAATCCATTCCCTTCGTTTCTTGCATCCAACTTAATGTTTCAGATCCAGCTAGTAAACCACCAAAGAATGTAGGTATTGCTACTCCAAGTAATGCAAGACCTCCAACACCCTTCATGGCTGTCATAGCAAGACCGCCTAATCCTGCCATACCAGCTAAACCTAGTTTTCCAAGACCACCACCGCCTCCACTACCACCAGCGACTGCTGGACTAGCAGAAGTGTTTGCCGCAGCCGCTAGGGCTGACGCTTGTTCGTCTGCTTGGGATTGCGCTAGATTTCTTCTTCTCTCTGCCGCTCTGAGTTCATTAGTCTGTAAGTTAAAGGTATCTGTTAATAGTCTAGTTTGATTTCTAAGGGAATCACGCATAGAATGTAACGCTGGAGTAATTTGATCCAGCGTCTCTTTAGATAGATTTACTACTTGTGGTTTCCTAGCCATCTTACTTTACCTTATTTACCAATAGCTTCTTTTGCATAGAATGCCGCTACGATAGCCGCAACTGATACAAAGTATGTGGGTGCAATGTCGCCTAAAATTTTACCAGCATTATCAAGTCCTACTAGTGATGCAATTACCACAGCAAAGGGGTATAACAGCATACCGAACAATGCAAACCATGCCATGTTTCGTTGTGCATCCTGCTTCTTATCTTCATTCTCAAGCATAATCATACGTTCTTGCATATCTAATTCAGCATCAGTGATGATGCCATCTCCGTCCATGTCTGCTGATTCTAATTTAGAACCGGTTTGTAATTTCTTTGCCATGTTAGCTCCTAGCTATGTTTATTGTTTAGTTGATTCTATAAATTCAATTAACATATCCATATACAAGTCACGTTCATAAGGCATTAAGTTTTCTATATCCCTTATGCTATATTTATGATGTTGAGCCAATGAAAACACATTTTTGTAGTATGCCATAAGATTATTATGGCTCAACATTATGTAAAAAAAGAGTCCATACCCTCCACTACAAATTGTTTCTTCTTGCCTTTATTGTCTTTATAGTCAATCGTGTGTTTTAGTTTAGGCATAGTTACGTAGAACTTTTGAATATCTTCTACTACTGAACTAGTGAATCCATCCACAAAATCTGAAACCTCTTCATCGGAAAAGTCTGATAACTTAAACACTTCATCAGATGATTCATCTACTAGAGTATCGATACACGAAATCATTGTAGTGAACATTTGCTCTGTAGAACCTTCTTCTGTATTCTGCATCTGCCTAACTTCTTCTAAGCTAGGGTATCGCATCATCATGTAGTACTGATCGTTAATATTGATCTTTTTAGTGTGTTCATCGTTAAACTGAACTTTGACTTCATTTATATCGATTACTGTATCGATTTTTTCTCCTGTATCTTCATCTTCGAATCCAAATGCAATCTCGTTATTAACAGACTTTGCTCTAATGTTTAAGATGATATATTCTAAATCAAACACTGATAATGTATCCACGCCAATCTCTGGCATGCAGTTGTTGATTACTTGTTTGATTGATAAGATGATCTGATCCATGTCTTTTGATTCTTGTGCAATCAGAAGAATTTTTTCCTCTTTAACAGTAAAGGGTCTGTATTTCGCCTTTTTGCCCGTTGACGGGATCTCAAGTTCAAATAGTGGTTGATCAATTTTTGGTAATGCCATGTTATACTCCTATTGTATAGTAATAATTAAAAAGATTTTAAAATAGTAGATACATTCGTGACTTGGTTAATTGCGTCTTGAATGCCTCTAGGTCGTCTCAATCCTCGAATCGCTTGTGTAAATGTATTTATAGATGATAGATAAGAGAGTAGTCCATTTCCACCACTCAATCCTCCTACTACATTACCTGACTTAGCGCCAGTTACTTGTAGTTCATCGTATGTAAATCCTACGGGCAATGTCATAATCTCGCCTTGTGATTCCCAAGCTTCAGTGATGTTACCCACTTGAATTGGATATGCTCCTGACATTTTGTACGTGTATGTAATGCTTTCTGATTGAAAAGAGTACACTATAATCTCTATAGTAGTCGCATAGTCTATTTTATACCCCATTTCGTGAGGTAACATTCCGTCTACTTCAGATATAGGACCAGAAGATGTATCATAGTTAACAATCTTCTGCATCCATCTGTGAAAGAATTTTAGAATAGCAAAGTTACTGTCAACCATAAACACTGTGGGCAAAATAGGAAACTGTATAGACTGAGGTCGTCTAGTGATGGCGCCAAATGCTTGCTTCTGTACATCAACTGTCTGAGCGTCTAATTCTGGTAAAGTTACGCTTCTACAAAAGAATTCTAGTTCCCTTGCCAGATTGAGTTCTACTGCGTTATCTTCGTCAGTGTTTCCGTCAGCGATACCTGTAAATCCAGGTGGTGGAACAATACGCACAAGAAACAGGTTAGTCTGTGCTAATCCGTGCTTATTGACTTGTGCTGAGAAATCATTAATGTTGAATGCCATGTTGTTATCCTATGTTTCTTCTGGTGTCTGCCCAGACTTGAGTTTTAGATGCTCCCTGGAATCTCTCTAATGGTAAGAATAGAGCAACGTCCCATTCAGAAGGGTATATGTACATAAATCGACTTCTGAGTTGTGATGTTAGATATCTTTTAACACAAGGTTTGAAGCCCTTATATTTAGCCGCATTGTCTAGTAGTTTATAACTAAGTTTAAGTCGAGTAGACTCATCAAATCTAGAATTGGTCGCTGTATCGTATAGTGCGTCCATGAGTTTAGCACGTAAAGGTAGAGGTAAATAGTGCATGTTCAGTCCGTAGAACCCACCGGCGACTTTCTTAAATGGAAATACAAGTGGAAATCTATCGAAATATGGTAGAGTTTCTTTATGCTTCGCATCATAGTAATACATATACATCTGACCAACCATAGGTCGTGCAGTTAATCTTTCAGCATCACCCTTCATGAGTTTACTGTCGTTCACTCTTCGATATTCTTTAGCAGTGCTACGATACCATTCACGTGCTTTAGCAGTACGTGCAGGTACTTGTCCTGTTCGAACACCTTTAGTTAGAATTTCGTCAAAGAGAGTTGCCATTAGAGTACTACTACACCTTCTTCGATTAGACGTTCACGATTTCTCATATGTGCCGCATCAACTTCTTCTTTACTACCACCAAAATATGGTACAGCATGACCGTCTTCGATCATAATTTCAGTTAAACGCTTGATACTACCATCGTCTTGATCTAGTAAGAAGTCGCCTAAGATACGACCAAACTTACCCTTAGCGTCTTCGCCACTCTTGTCTACTTCAGTCTTAAGTATCTGAATAGATCCAATTGGTAGCATATCTTTTACATGTGACTTAGCGGCAAGACCAAACTTCTTCTCTACTTTATCTCTTGTTCTTGATTCGGGGGTGTCAATACCCATGACTCGTACTCGCTCACGGTGAAGCCAAACTCCAAATCCTAAATCGATATCAACATCTACTGTGTCACCATCGACTACTCTTAATACTTTACATTTATATTCATACATGTTACTTTATCCCTAAATGATCTTCGTGCATTATTTGAAACTTCCAGCCTCTATCTAAACAGAATTCACGGGCAGCATCCCACTTTGCTTGATTTATTCCCCATGTCTTTACTTCGTTGATATATCTCTTAGTTGGCTTAGTCCCATTCTTTTTTATCATAGGAGGTACAGTCTGATACTTAGGCTTTACCTCAATTAATATTTTATCTTTCTTCTTATCTTTATTTATCTGTTCCACATAGAAGTCTGGAAAGTATCTGTGTAATCTCCCATCAATCGGACTCTTATACGGTATAACAACCTCTTCGCTTGACCACTTCATGACATGCGGGTGTCTGTCTAAATAAGACATAAGCTTCAATTCCCAATGGCTCCGATAAATGATATTTAAAG